GTACGAACGGCCCAATGGCGGCACCACTACGTCAGGCATCATAACAACGACGATAGACGGCTGCAACATAAACGACGCGCGGGTGCTGACATGCATGGCAGCGGCACTTGGAGTAACAGTAACGCGCGCAGAACAGATGCGCCTGGAGGGTAGATGGAGCGTGTTCATCTGGGGCGATGACACGCTTCTCGTAGTGCCAGACGGCGCAGACACCGAGGCCTATGTACAAGCATCCGCCTCAGTAGGGCTACCGTGCAAATTGGACACCTCACCCGTGTTCCTAATGACATACATAGATTGGCGACTTGGCAGGTCGTACAATCTCGGCACCAGGATACTCCAGAACAGAGTCTTCCCTGAACGCGCCCCGAAAATAGAAGCGCTCAGACTGTTAGGACTAGTCTCCGGCATGGAGGCAATGGAGAACAGCCCCCTGCGACCAACAATATGGACTCTTCTACGGGAGGACCAAATGGTGATAAGCAGAGGTATACGCTCCATCGAATCACTATTCGCGTACGCCACTTCAGGCGCACTCGCCGCAGAGGTGGAGGCCGTAATACCAGCCCGCGGCCCCGATGCCGATACGGCACAGTGGTTAGAGGACGCCATCGAGCACGGTTTTGGAGCAGGAACGCGCGCCACGAATCTGCTACAAGCCCTCAGCGGACACATCGGAATAGAGACAAGCGGATGGAGCAGCGAAGCACCATCGGCGAGCAAGGCACGAGTACTACTCAGGGAACTGCTGCGTGACATTCGCGCGGATCCGAGAGCCGCAAAAGACAAGTGGGAACCCCTGAGCGCAATCCTGGCCATACAAAGAGGCCGAAAAGACCAAACAGGAGAGGAGGCAGTCGATGACGCAGCCCAATGAGAACGTTCCTGAAGAACAGACCGTGGTAGAAGCACCAAAGGAGGAGCAGCAACCACCCCCCCATGCGACAACCCCCCCGCAGATCCTCCCCCCTCCAAAAGAGGAACCCCCCGTCGCTCCCCAGATCACGGACGAGATCGGCAACGCCTTAGGGGAATGGAAGGAGTACACGCTGCCGGCCCCCCCATTCTCAAAAGGCGGTGCCATCACGGCCAGCCTGGTGTGGGCGCAGATAGGGGGCATACAGCTATCAGCTGTCGTCGTATTCCAAGAAAACGACCTACTGCCTCAAACGGTAAAGTGCGTCGGCTGGTCGTCCGAAGGCAATGCCTGGTCCTCAGACCTGGTGAATGGCACAACCATCTGGTCCGGCTCAGAGCCACCGGGCTCAGCAACAAACGGGGAGAAGGGCATCAGCCTCACGCGAATGGAACAGAACCCACGACGCGGCGT